AGCTTCTGCACGTGATTTCTCAACAGCAATAGCACTCTTGGTCGATTGACCGATTTGATAGAATATAGATGATGTATCTGGCATATTAGTATTTATTATTGATGGTTAAAGTTCCATAGGTTGCGTCCACTCTTCACCTGCTAAAACCTCAAGGATTTCAGCGCGGCTATAAGTGTCTTTACCTAATAGAAAAGGTGGCATAGCTCCTTCATACTTTACGAATGTCTTATCTCCCGCAACATTATACCGAAGGGTAGCTGCTGAGGTTTCAAGAACGTTATTAAAGTCTACAGAAGGAACTTCCGAAGCGTCAATGATTACGTAGTTTCTCATAATTATTAGTAAGGGTTAGCTAGGAACGTCAGAGGAAAAGGTAGGGCTGTTAGTGAGAGTTCCGTCGTTTCCTCCGCTGCCTTGATCAGTGATTGTAGTGCCTGTTCCACTGTCGTCATCTCCCATTCTCCACCAACCTAATGGACTTAAAGAGGAAATATCAGTCGGCACTCCGCTGTTGTACATATCAGATACATTCGAAGCAGATAGAGCTGAACTGAAAACTGAACACTCATCCATTTTACCATTAAAATAACTAGCACTTACGCTTGGAGCAACACCACCCCATCTAGGAGCACCGTTCATAGAATAATTAGAACTATCTGTTCCAGTGGCTACGCTTGTGCCGTTTAAGTATAAAGTGGCACTTGTACTTGACCTCGTGTAAACAGCATGATACCACTGCCCAGCAGTAAGAGTTGTATTGTAGTTTAATACTCTCGTAGTACCCGTCCACAAATAAAGCTTATAACCAGAGGTAGGACTGTTATATAAACTAGGAAGAAGATTGCCGTTAGACTGTCTAAAATCTACAACGGAACGATACCCAGATATTGCGTCTGAATTAAACCATACGCTAAAAGAAAAATCAGAGGTTCCAAAGCTAAAGTCAGAGGATGCCCCTACGGCAACATAATCATTAGTTCCGTCAAGCTCTACGCTATATGCATTAGTAAAAGAAGAAGAGGCATTGTCCGAAACAATCTCCGTCCATTCAGACCCTGTCCAAACGATAATCTTATTAGTGTCCGTCTCAAAGTAAGCCTCACCAGCAGCTGGCGAAGCGGGACGGGTGGATGATGTGACTGTGTTTAAAGTAGCCATGTCTTATTCTTCCTCCATAGGTTGTGTCCAAGCTTCCCCAGCCAACACGGTCAACATTGCCGAGTGACTAAGGGTATCTTTTCCGTATAGGCATCGTGGTTTAGCTCCTTCGTATTTAACAAAGGTTTCATCACCCGCCACGTTATATCTTAGTGTATCAACTGATGTTTCAAGTACTTCGTCAAAATTAACGGTACTTACTTCATCAGCATTTAGAATTACATATTGTCTGCTCATAATTATTAAGATGGTACGTCAGTTGAGAATGTTGGACCATTAGTGAGAGTGCCGTCGTTACCTCCGCTACCTTGATCGGTTATGGTCGTGCCGCTTCCTGAGTTATTATCTCCCATTCTCCACCAATGTACAGGACTGAGTGATGAAAGATCAGAAGGTACTCCACTATTGTATGTAGTATCAGAAGAAGATAAAGCTGTATTAAATACAGATACTTCGTCAACCAATCCTTCAAAATGAGGTGCATAGGTGTCCCACTTTCCTATATAAAAAGTATTCCCCAAGGTAGACCCTGTTGTTGATGGTGGCGCACTTCCCAAAACAAAACTTAGCTCGGCTCCGTCCCAATAAAGTTTGTGAGTGCCTGAATTAAACACATAAAGTGCATGGTGCCAATCTGTGTCAGAGGTTGCAGATACATAATCGTAAGCTCCACCAAATCCTACATAAAGATTATTGTCAGAGAAGTGTTGTAAAAAAAAGCGAGGATTATTTGTACCTGACCCAATTATCATACCTTCATCGCTTGCTGACCCTTTTTTATACCATACAGATACAGAAAATGCAGATGCTGAGTTTAAAGCTGTAACTGACCCGAAGGTGACATGATCGTTAGCTCCATCTAAACTTACGCTATACTGCTGAGTAAAACTAGCAGCTTCATTAGCAAACGTTCTCCATGATCCACTGTCGTATACAACAATAGCACCTGCATCGGTACTACCAGCAGCTTTCAAATATAACTCACCATTCTTAGCAAGTCCGTTAGTTACCAGCGATGATTGCTCGCTGTCGTTAATTACTGTAATATCGCTCATGTGTTTTAGCTGTTGTTGAATATCTGCCAGTTACTACCGTCAAATACGTAAAGCTTCGTAGAGTCGCTTCCGTACATGATAGTTCCTGCATCGTCGCTGGTTCTTGCTGTTATGTTTGCTGCCGTATCTACATCGGGTGCAACGGTATCTTCAGGGAAGCCGAGAATAGACTTTAAGAAGTCCGTCACAGCGTCCGTTTTATCTACCTTGTCATCCAACTTCGTCTTAACGGTCTGTCCGATTTGTTGAAGTATGTTAGCCATTAGTGATTATATTTATGTTAGTGATTATTGATTGTCAAAACTATTGAGCAGCTTGCCATCCTGAGTCTGTAAATACATACAATTTATTAGTGTCCGTGGCATACGCCATCGTTCCTAAGTCGTCGTCAGTCCTTGCTTGAATGTTACTCTCGGTGTCTAATATAGCCTTGCTAGTGCTAGTAAGAGATATTAATAAGTTCCTGACGCTCTGTCCCATTTGATACCATACGCTCATATTTTATTTTCATTAATTGGTTAAATCCGACACTTGTTAGTGAATTACGGATCACCTGTCAAGCCTTCAAGAAATTCTGCGTGGTCACCCACTTCTTCTTCACGTGCATCTAGGAAGTAAGGTAGTTCGTTCCAAGCAGTCGTTCCGTCTCCTATCTTAATACGATTACGGTCAGTATCTAACTCGATTGCAACTTCCCCTTCCAACAGTACAGGGTTCTCATCTCGCCACTCAGCATAAGTACCACGTCTTAATTGTATACGTTTTGTAAAACTAGGCATCTGGTTGTCCTCCGTCGAATATATCAGTGTCGTCCAATACAGGACCACCCCCGTCAATAGTAACAAAAAATGGATCACTCTCCAGCGATGTAACCTTCGTTTGTAATTCGTCAGCTCTCTCTTTATTCTCCTTCACCTTTCCTGAAGATACAGCTGCTAGTGTCCGTTGTTGAGCAGACAGAGGGTGAGGACGAGCTATTGGACGACGAGGCATACTCAGCACTTCCAACGACGCAACGCTAAAGCTTTACGGGTAGGTCTGCCTTTACTGTCTTTCATTGGTCCCTTGTTACCTGACATACGAGCACAGAAGGAACGCTTACGGGGACCACCACCGGGTTGAGGAGCTTTCAGTTTAGACCCTGTAGCACGATTGTACTTACGTCTACCCTTTGCAGTGAGTCCACCTTTACGGCTTTTCTCACCTCTGCCTATGGATAACGATACACCCACCTTACTTCTTCTTCGGGAACCCACGCTTCATATTACTGTAAGCTTTAGGGCTAATCGTTGACTTCTTCTTACTACGGCTAATACCGAGTTTCTTTCTTCTGTTTATGTTTGCGTATAATCCTTTTGGCATATCTATCTTTTCATTAGCAGCTCCATCATACGATCAAGCTTAGTGTTTATCTCTTTAATATTTGTTTCAAGTCCACCCATACGATTCTCAACAGCAGTGTCTCTTTCACTTTGTGCTGCTAACTCCACCTCTATCCTAGTCAGTCGTTTCTCGTCGTTCTCTAATCTATCTGACAGTTTCTTTATCATCCACCCGATAACGGCAAGTATAACACCGAGAGCGGTATCTAAGAAGTGGGAGAGTGATTCGGTCATTATGATTGCAAGGTTTCTACTTTAGCTTCAAGAACTTCTATTCTATCCATAGCTTCTTGTAGTGCTTTAATAGCTTTCATGTAAAGTACAGAATATTTCACAGATTTAGTGATTTCGCTATCAGGGTTTTCAGGATCATCTAAAATATTTTTTACAAGACCATTCATTCCTACTTGTACGTTACTCGTATGTTTTTATAATTTTAAAGTTTTGTGAAATCGCATTCGCCTATTACTTCAACTTCAAAAACAGGATTAACAGTTGTTAAAACGGCTGTGTTGAAATCTACAGTTACTTGAAATCTGATGTTATCTGTATCTTCTATAGCGGACACTTCAAGTGATGTTACCGAAAAATTAGAAGATACATCATTGTGAACCGTACTTGCTAATACCTGTTTATCGCAAATAAAAGCGTTTTGGTCGCTTCTGTCTTGAACCACGAAAACACTTTGCTCTAATGCCTTTCCATAACCATTAAAATCTAAAAAGGCTTTGACCGTTACAAAAACTCCTGACGCACCTTGCCCCGCACCTCCGGCATTTAGGCCGTCTAATTTAAATATATCAGTAGCAGTAAGATCGGGTACATCTGTTTTTCGTATAATACTTTTATAATTTTGTAATTCTTTTGTAGCTGTGGGGTGATCGGGATAAAAAGCTATAGCGTGTTCAAGAACTCTACTATACTTAATCCAATCCCAATTTATATTTGTTAAAGAGATTTTAGATTTATTATTCCAAACAAACGAAACATTTTCTACAAAAGCTAAATTTCTAGTTAATTTATCAGAGGAACCAAACTGTATATTGCTTATTTTGTATGATTCTTCGTTACTAAAAGTGCCTTCAAAACTAAAACCACTACTACCCTCGTAGGGTATAATCATAGTACCGCCCATAAAATTAACATCCACAGGGTACGCACTTGTAGGACTTGATTTTATATAAACACCTTTATTAGTTCGTTCTACGTATATATTGTAAACATCAGTAGAAGTGTCAGAATCAATATAAACAGCCGTCGTTGCGTTTTCTGCGTCTAAGTTAAAAAATGTAGGTTTTGATTGTCCGTCGGAAGATGTGTTTAGGTATAAACAAGAGTTCGTAAAACTGCCGCCCGATCCATTACCGACTATCGACAAGTTATTAAAACAATTAGATAAACATTTTCCCGATAGTCTCACACCTACATCAACACCCGATCCAATCGGTATTTGCCATATTTTAACTCTTTCAAAGTTTATCCTGTAAGAATCTTTAATTAATACAGCTTCAGTTTGTGCATTAGTAATATTGTCGCATTCAATCGTCAAGTCTCGAACAGTAACATAATTCGCATAACCCCCCACAAGTCCTGTACCATCAATTATTAAAGCCTTACAATCGTATGGTTTTATTATGGTACTATCCATACCCTCACCATAAATTGTAACACTATCTAAATTTAAGGCAGTAGATATTTTATATTCACCTTTAGGGAAGTAAACAGATTTTTTGGTATCTATAATACTTTGAATCCGAGTAGCGTTATCGTCTCCTGTAGTGTGATCTGTACCATCATTCTTTACCCCATAGTCCAACACATTCACAGCGTCAGCAAACCTATCATCAAGACTTCTAGCCGTCGTTGAACCCGTCGCTATAACCTCGTCTCTAGCTACTTGTATCCCGCCTTGAGTCGCCCCGTCATGTAGCACTAATGCGTTCTTATCGGTGTCTACTGTCAGTTCACCTTGTGCTCCTGTAAAGCTGCCATGTTGAGCTGTTGTTCCTCTTCGTAATTGTACTTGTATGTTACTCATAGTTATTAAGTTTTATAGTATTGCTCCGTAATCGACGTAGTCGTCTGCTCCTGCTACAGCTACAGAGCCATAGTCTAAAGTGTTTGCCATATATGAATAAGCGTATCTGTATCCTCTTTCAATAATAACAATAGACGCACTAGCTGCTGGAGCTGAGTCAAAGCGTAGTACATTTAAACCTCCTACTATCGTATAGTCGTTGGGTGATTGTACTGCTCCGTTTACTGTTACCAAGTAAGATTGAGAGTCGCTGTGGTTAGGTGTGAAAGTTAACTCAAAGTCTGTATCAGACCCTGTTTGTGTAAAAGTAGAAAAGCCCGGAGGAGCACCAGTACCTAGTGTTAACTGATCAGCTACTCCAGTGACGTATTGTTTATTAACAACATCCCGTACACCTAATGGGTCTGCCATTTCAGTAATACGATTGCCATTCATATCAACATTAGCTGACAAGTTACTACCGTCAAAATGGTCGAGCCCTAAACCGTCGATATAAGCACGGTCTGCAAAGTCTTGAGTATCAACGTAGCTTTTTGTAACAGCGTCTTGTGCGTCCGTTGGATCACCTAGGTCTGTTATCTTAGCACCGTCAGCGTCGTAATGCTCCGTACCTTTCTTCGTTAACTGCTCACCACCAGCACCTTCCGCAGCTTCTTGGGATAGATAATA